GCACTCACATACGTCTCTACCTGCTCGGCACAGGCTCTCCCTTGGATAGTTAGTTCAGGTCTCTTACAACCTATATACTGATATGATTGCTCATATAATATTGCGTCTTTTACTTTCTGCGTCACAGTAGTATCACTTGCGTCTAAAAACGCCTCGTATTGTGCTATACCAAATGTATTTATACAAGCACAATTTATCGCTTTATAGGTTAATGTATCGGTTGTCTCTGTAATAACTCTTTTAATATTTGGATTTGAGCCTGGGTCACCTACATAATGTTTTACTGGTTCTTGATTACTCTGCAACTGTTCTGTAATTTTTGAGGCGATATTCTGTGGTGAATTAAAACCTTTATCTACTTTTATCGTGTTAAGAGTAGTAAAAATATCATATCTTCTCATAGCAGGAGAGTTTCTTGACTTTGCCTGATAAATATTAAGATATTTATTACTATCATACTCAATATCTACAATAGTCATATCTCTCACGAGTAACGTATATTTTTCCGCAGTTGTTTTAGGTATGAATGCCTCAAATGGTCCCTGTCCTGTTTTAGTTTTCCAGGGGAGCTGTTTGTAATCCTCACTATAAATACAATTACGGTTACTCATTACAACACCACAAGCACCATTAGGCACAGGATTTGTCCCGTCTTTCCCCTCAATATTATAATTAAAAGGTTGTGAGTGTTGTTGAGACCATATCGTAGTCTTTGGAGTTTTACTATCTAAATTGGCGACGCTACTGATAAACCTACGAGGTAAAAAACAATACTGCTCGCAGTTTGTAGTTCGGTAGTAGTGTTGTTGTATATTCACCTCGTCGTCACGTAACATTTTATCAACGTGTTTTAGCTCATTATGTATTATCTGTCTCCTCTCTAATGTTTTAAATATTGGATATTTTATATCACCATTAGTATCTAAAATATCTATACTTCTATCTATTCCCTCTTGTTCTTCTGCTGTATAATAAAATCTTTTTGTATCTTTACCAATCTCTTTACCTTCTATCTCTATTGTATCACTACCACAACCCCTCTCATTTATAAAACTATACTCAACACTAACTGTATCACCTTCATTTAATGTGATATTTTTACCTATTTTATTTGTAAATACAGCATTTTCGCTGTGTATATCTGTGCCTCCTACGGATTGTTTTTTGTTACATTCTACAATCTGTATATCTGTGTAATCCATATTTATAATATGAATATATAAAAAAATCAATCTTAAAAAATAATGAATTATACCCAATTGTGGATAAATTACTATAAATTGCAACATTTGGGTATTTTTTCTCATATACCCCTCTTAATTAAAATATTACACGATAAAATAGTTCCGAGCTCGAGAGCAGGTGAGACCGTAACCTCTTGTTAAACTTCTACCATAATTGTATCTCCTTTGATTACTAATTTTCTCAAATGAAAAATAAAGTTCTTCCAGAGACAATTTACCGAGGGTTGTGTAGCAGTAGTAGTCCCCTCATATTTCAGGTTAAGACGGCAAGTCCTACCACGACCGTCAAATACAGCATTATCACTATGAGCCAGCATTCTACCGACAACAAAATTGCGGTTATATTCAGAGAAGTTCTGGACTGAAATACCTGCGGACACGAGTGCTTTTTCTAACTCAATCAAAAAATTAGCGTCTATACCTCCTGCTTTATTTGTAGTTTTTAATGTAGATATATCACGTGAGGGGACTTGACGACCATTTAACCAAAAGGAGTATCCTGTGAGACAGTTGGAGCAACCTTCTAATCCTGTGCGGTTACTCTTTAAGAAACCGTCCTCAACGAAGCCTGCTCCTGCGTCGTGGTCTTGGGTTTGTAGGTAAGTCCCACCACCGCACGCCTGGATATTACTTTCATATATTTTTGCGTCAGTAGGGACACACAAGATAGATTTACAACGTGCGTAATCAAGATTTAACGGTATGGTCGCTTGCACGTCACTTGCGAGAGTGGAGTGTGTTTGGACTGCTACGGACGGTATATCAAACTCAACAACTCCTCCCTGTTTAACACGGTTAATCATAGAGGTTTCATAGGATTTATCCATTTGGATTTGGTGGATAATCATTTCTACATTTGAGACCTCGTATGAAGGAGCCCAGGTAGTCCCTATTGCGTATGACCCTTGGAGGCAACTTTCACTATACACAAACCATTCGTCACTCACAACGTCTTCGGCACTGGTGACTTTTGCACCTGTATTTTTTAAGACTAACTCAATATTAGGACTATCAAACTTAATCTCGTCAATTACGAGCTGTTTATCGGTCACAGTAATAGTAGTCCCTGCGTTACTTAATTTACCCAGGTTAATTGCCTCTCCAACTACGAAGGGACACTGACCAGGAGAAACGACAGAATTATCAGTCGTAAGGAAAATACTATCAGCAGTGCTCCCTCCCGATTTAGCCCATTTAGTCCCTGCTTTATCTATACCCTGAAATACAGGATTTAGGTAAGGTCTGCGGTCTTTCACTACACTATCCAACTGACGGAATGTGTTACGAATATCTGCGAGGGTGAATTCGCAATACACACCATTAGTGAGGAGACAAGGGAATACCTTATCGCTATTTGCGAATACTCCTGAATGGATAGGGATAGTCATTTTTGCGGTGATAAACTCGGGGACGGCGGTGATATTATCCTGTAACTTTTCACCAACAGCAGTCCCAGGGGCAGTCATATAAGGAGTTCTAATAAAATCATTATTAATACTCTTGGTAGTCCCCTGGTCGCCAGCAGTATCAGGACACCACGCACCAGCTCCCTCAACCAAGGCTCGTTTATTCTGTTCTGTATCAGTTCTGGAATAGTCATATTTTACTGCTACATAGGTATTGTATTCGGTATTCTCCTCTAATAATTGCTCTCTATTACCAGCATAAATCCTCAATTGTTTCACTAATGCGTTGGCTCCTATACCCTGGTCTAACATAAGACGTGTAGCAGGGAAGGTTGCGTCATTCTTAATCTTTAAATCAAACTGTAAATAACAATCTTTACCTCTGAAATATCTAACAGAAGGAGGAATATAAACTCCTATCGTCTGCCCTGCTTGGAATGATAAACCATTCTCTGCACTAATTCTAACTGACGACTGGTTCATTTGGACTTTCTCTTGGGCACTGAAAAACTTACTCATATTTTATAATGTATCATAATATAAAAATAAAGTATTAAAAAAAATGAAAAAAACGAATTATCCCCACCACCAGCTCCCTCCAACAGTTGTATCTGTTACAGGTTTATCTTTATGTTTTGCTTTAATATCCAGGTATGCTTTGATATATGAGAGGTCACTACGTATCTCCGAGGTTTGCCGTAGTATAGATTTTATCTCAATAGATATATCTTCTAACTTTTCGGCGTTGTTATGTTTTTGAGTATGTATTTGTTTCTCCATATATAACTTAAAATAGATATTATATCCATTTGTATTTTTTTAATTTATTAAATGATTAACCAATTCTAATTTATCAGGGTGTTTCTCTTTAAATGTTTCTAAATTATTATTCTTGGTATAGTATGATAAAAGTTGTTTTGCAGTATTAAAATCTTTATCCTTTAAATATTTCTCTCTACGTTTCTCTTTATTCTTTTGATAGTGAGCCCGTGACCTCTCGCAACATTTCTTTTTATAATCAGGGTCTATCTTTAATACTGTATCATATCTCTTCTTCTCCATTTCTCTTTTACGTTTGTATTGATTCACAATCTTAACAATAGTCTCATTATCAAAAGTATTATCCATTTATATATACTTACATTATAAAATAATTTAGGATAAAACGCATTTAATTTTTTCGCAGAAATTATACCCATTTGTGATTTCTTAAAACAAAAATCTCATTATATCTATTTGTGGATTTTTCACTATAATAATTTACAAATGGGTATAATATAAAAAATTGTTTTAAGTTTTTCATATCTCAAAATAAAATATATTTCATATTATAAAATGAGCACGGTTGATATGGATTTAAAGAATGTTATAGAGATACGTATGATAGAAGAGTTACTCCGTGACAAGCCCAATCTCCTTAAAACATTTCAGGAGATAGTGTTAGTTAAAAATATAGAACTCGCCCAGTATTGTTTCTCACATTATAGCGAGAGTGAAGAGGAGGTATGGAGTGAGAGTGAGAGTGAAGACGAGGAGGAGTTTAATTATCAAAATGCTTAATCGTGTTAAGGATACTGTATTCTTTATGTTTCTTTTTATTAATTGTTTTATTTAACCAAAAGTAATATTGCAATTGTTTTATTAACTCTTTATTATCGTATGTTGTTTTTTTAATTTGTTTCTTACATAAAGTCTCGTGTATAATTGTTTCTTTGATTTTCATTCGTATATCAAAGCATAGATTAAAGTTGTCTTGTAAAAAAAATAAAGTGTTTTGTTCTATGTCGTCCATAGTGTTTTAATTATCTATAATATTTTAAATTATCCTGTATTTAAACTAAAAAACAGGGTTAATCTAATGTTTTACCCTATATATGACGTATAATATACCTATTAATCTAATATAATGCCTATTATGGTGCTAAATCATATATTAATTTTAAAATTAATGCTCCACAGGGGGTATTTAGTTAGATTAACGCCTTAAAATACTCATATTATATGTAAAATAATGGATTAATAAACAATTTATGAGGTATATACTCATAATTTTATATTTACACGATAAAATAGTTCCGAGCTCGAGAGCAGGTGACACCATATCCTCTCCATAAATTAATTACCTTTTTTTACGATTGCTTTTTCCATTCCTTAAATAATTTATTATAATAATCAATAAATACAGAGCCGTCATTTTCGTCGCTTGCTTCTTGTATTACTTTTGCACTTGACGGTCGCTTCATTTGTCTTAACATAAACCTTGCAATCTTCCTATCGTATATATCCACATTCTGTTCTAAACCTGGTATATCATTATTACTTATAACCTCTTTAATATCCATTTTATTTTCTTCATATTTAATAACCTTATCTTTGGTAATCTTACCATTATCAATACCTTTCATTAATGATATAATTTGTTTATCTGTTAATTCCTCAACCTTCGGGGGAGCTTCTGGTTTCTTCTTACTTGGTTTTAAATTAGCAATCTTGTAACCCAAAGGTCTCCACCTACTCTCAAATAAAACGTTATTCTTTGTAGTTGTTCCATTAGGTAAGGTTCCTGACCCAGTCCATACCTTCACACCCTTTGACCCTGGTTTCACAGGTTTTGGTTTTGGTTTTGCACCACCATAACTACCACCACGAGGGTCAGAGCCTATTTGAGATAGAGGGTCTATATAGGGTATTTTACCAACGACCTCCTTACGTCCTGATTTTTTTAAAACTTCATACTTCCTGTATTTATCTGCTTCGGTCGTCCAAGTAAAAACCTCTATACCTAATTTATTATATGCCTGTTTAAGTTCAGTAATAGATTTAGTTTTTTTGTTACTTGCAGGTATATCGTAAGAAGTCTCACCACTCTTAATAAATACGAAAGGTTTTGATTTCACAGGAGGCGTGGGCTTCTTCTTCGGCATATCCTTATCTTTCATTATACTTCCGTCAGGCATTCTATGTGACCCCTTCGGCACAGGTTTTGATATTACCTTTATTTTATTAGGATTTACTCTTGGTCTCCCTACGTTTTGTTTTGGTCTTACTTCATTTTCTTTTTTCATAGGAGGTTTAGAAGCACGTGCTTTTTTTACTGCTTCCACTCTCTTCTTTAATTCATTATCATATCCTACCTTATCTCTCTTACTATCTCTCTCTACCTTTTTCGCCTTCGCTACTTTCTTCTCTGCTTCTGTTTTCTTTGGGGGAGCTGGTGGTAAGGGGACTGTTGGTTTTCTTTTCATTTGTATCTTTGGTATAATCTTCTTTTTATCGTGGTCAATTGTAAATCCATTTTTTTCTATAAGTTTTATAAGAGCGTCACGGTTTGTTTTAGGTGGTATGATTATAGACATTAACTGGTTATGTTTTTTAACCAGTCTCCTTAATTCATTTAATGAGAGCATAATTTATGGTATATACTTTATTTTTTTTTCTAATCTAATATTATAAAAATAATGATATTGATTTCCAAAACGCACAGCAAGAAAGATTTAAGTGATATTATTGATACATTTAAGATTCCTATATATTTAAGTAATCCAACAAAATCACATTTAGTTACTGCATTACAAGAAGCAGTATCAGGTGAGTTATATAAGATTGAGCCTAAAAATAAATATTTAATACAAGATAAAAAAGAGTTTATTAAGTATTTAACAGATACTAACCCACGCAAGATATTATCGGTAAAAGAAAAAAAGAAAGTTATACACGATTGTAAGAGGATAAAACAATTTTGTTTAAATAGTTACAGTATAATCGGCACAGATTTTACAAATGATAAAGAGGTAGAGGATATGATAAATGAAGTCTCCAAGTATGGAGATATACCAAGTGTGAGAAAGGTAATTTATTTATACAATAAAAATCCTTGTATAAAGAAATTAGTAAAACCAATTGTAAGTAAGATAATCCAAAGTGAGCTGGATTTAAAGAGGTCATTAAAACAAACGCAATTAAATATATTAGTTATTAAACAAGGTCCTATAACTGTAACCTTTGATTAAAGTAAATGTTTAGTATTCTCTGCATTCTCAAAGGTGAATGAATTAAATGTATCTGTGACCTTTGTAAGATATTGTGGTTTAACAAAGCAATATTTCTCGTATATATGTTTCTCCTTGTGGTATTGGTCTCTTATAGTATATTCCGTATCTAATTGATTTTTATTGGGGTCAAACTCCCAGGAGAACAAACCGTCTGTAAATAAAAAGTAAAATCTAAATATACGGTTTTCACCTTTCATATTTTTATCTTTAAGATATTTCATTTTATTCTCACCAAACATAGTATCAGGATATTTTGTTGAGGAGTTTTTCCTACTCTTTAACTCCCCTATAACCTTCCACGAGCTAAAATCAACCTGATTATATTGATTACGATAAGGCACATACCATTCACTCTCAAATCCCTCCTGTGAGTTAAGATAAGAAATTACTAAACGCTCATTTTTTCTACCAAAAGTCAAATCTGTTTTTAAATCCCAACCCATATTTATATATACTTAAAATAGAAAATAATTTTATCTTAAACGCACTTAATTTTTCCGCTGTTTTTATTCTTCTGCTTTTTCTTTTACATACACGTTGTTCATAGTGGAGACGCTATGACCTGTGATTTCCGCCATTTCCTGTTGCTTTTTCTTATTGTCTGCAAAGAGGTCGGAGAGCACTATTTTCCTTATCATAGTAGTTGAGATATTCTTTCCTAAATATTTCTGTGACGTTTTCAGGAGCAATTGCGAGAGGGCGTTGCGAGTATAAGGTTTTCCTGTGCTACTTGTAAATAATACAGAGCCTTCATTCTTTCTTAAATACATTCTTATAATCTTCTCCAAATCCTTATCAATACTTATAATTTTCTCATTATACTTCTTACTCGTTTTATATTCGTTTAATACGAACTCTAATTTATTTTTATAATTTACAAGATAGTTGCCGTCTTCTTTTTCTTTTTGTGTTAATTTATTATACTGTGTTTTTGAGATTACAGACATACCAGCGAGGTCGTTTCTTAAAGGGATTTTTAATAGGATAGAATAAATTGTAAATACTTGTAATAGCGTCTTTTCTTTTGGTGATAATGTTGTTTTTTTCTTTAATTTTTGGTCTTTTATTTCTTTTTCCATTTTACTTAACATACCTCTTAATACGTTTATATCTACAAAATTATCACTCTGTTTTGTAGAGATAGTGCCTTTTTCATTCTCTGTTTTATATTGCTCGTTGAGTTGATTTCTAATTTTATCATATGTATCAATATCTTTATTATCAGGGTCAGTAGCTCTCAAATACACTATAATCGCATTATAAAAGTTTCTCTGTGTTGTAAAATGTAAATGTTTTATCTTATCTTGCACGTTCTCAACGTCACTTAAAAACTTTAAATCCTCTTTATCAAAGGTCTTTTTTAACTTGTTTAAATTAAATAAATACATTTTAATTGTATTGGGTTTTAAATTGGGTCTTGCTTTCATAATCGCTTCTTTATCTTTTTCACTCATTTATATATATAGATTAGAAAATAATTATGGATTAATTAAAATCTTAAAACATAAAATCTCATTATACCCATTTGAGTATTATTCACTATTATAAATCACAAATGGATATAATATTTTGTTTAAAGTTTTTTAGAAAAATAATTTAATTTATCGTGTTAATCAGTCATACACAACCTCTAACTGACCGTTAATTAATACAGCACTCTTAATTACTTCTATCATACTATACTGGGTGAATGTCGCAATTTCTCCTGCGGTGTGTCGTAGGTTCTCAAAATCCGCTGTGAGTTCTATACCCTTCGTGCCTACACGCTCACCCTGGTTTAATCTAAATCCTAAAAAGTTCTGCTTACCTGCAAGATTATCACTCTGTCCTCTACCTTCATAATGAAGAGAAGCAACACCCTTGGGGGCTATGAGACCCTGTTGGACTGTATCAGTAGATATACCACCTTCGTCACAATAAACGCCACGAGTAGTGTAAATNATACGACCAGTAGCGTCTCTTAAATTGTGATAATGTCTCGCCATATTAGTAACGTCCTGTGGGAATAGTTTGTGCTCATTCATAAATACATTTGTGGTGATTTTACCGTGTTTATCTTCGTCTCTTAAATTACCAACTGCCTCATATTTATTAAGGAGTTGGTCTGCTCCCACGATTGGTGTAAGCACAGGGGGGCTGTCTGCCGACTGCTTTTGTATATCACACGATACACCAGTAAATACTCTCTTAACAAGACGTCCAGCACCTCCTACATTTCTCTTATTAGATACAGCAGTCGTAGTATTTATGACGTGACGTGACGAAACCATTTGAGTAAATCCATACTGTATCTCCTTATGTTTCTCCGCCCAATCCTCCATACCTCCTGGGATATAAATGTGGTCTGCTATCATTTGCACGGAGTTCTGGTCAATTAAAAACTCTCTTGCTCCCGAACCAGTTTGGTCTGCTTTGGAGACACTCATACGAGCGTCGGTGACTGGGTTAAAAAATAACTCAATTTGTAATCTATCATTACCAAGCATATACAGAGGAATACGTTGTCCTGCTCTTAAAAAGGGGAATAGCTCGTGAAGATTTATCTGGAAGGTAGGGTATAAATCAGGTCTTGATTTGGAAACAACCTCAAAATTATTACACGTGAGTCCAGTAGTGCCGTCATATTCTTTACCATTAGATAAACCGTAACTCTCCGAACTTGTAAAACCACCGTCGGGATAATTAAACTCATAACATAAACCACGACCAGTAGAAAACTGTTCTCTATTTTTATTACCTTGTAGAGAGGAATACATAGAAGTCATAGCGAGCTGGTGTGCTACTTCGTCTGTATCATTAATTACTCTCCCCGAAGAAGTTTTTAAAACCGCTCTCTTAATAAGAGAATATATACCAACTCCCTTGGGAAAGAAGGCACGCTCCACTGCACTATTAGGTTTTACACCAATAGAAATAGAGGAATCAGGTGAAAGGAAGCCCTTCGGTTCTAACTCAAATCTGGCGAACAAATTATCAGAGGAGAAGACCACAGGGAGTAACACGTCACTTTCTATTTCTTCATTAGTTGTAGTCTCAAAATTAACCAGTTGGACTTCTGCTGGTTGATTATCTCTTGTTGGTCTCGTATCAGGCATATCGGCAGGAGCACTCATTTTTATAATATTAAATATATTATTTTTTAAATCAATAAAAATTAAAATATATCAAAAAAAAGTGTAGAAAAAAAGGATTTTATTTATGGAGAGGATTACGTCTCATACGCTCTCGAGCTCCAAACCTATTTTATCTTGTAAAAAATAAATTATGAGGTATATACTCATTATTGTTTTAACTGTATCCCATTTTGGTTAAAAAATACAGATTGCTCACTATTAACAAATACAAATGTAGATATAGGATTATCACTCGTTAAATCTAAATCCAAGTTCATACCGAATTGCTGGGAAGTAAAATCCGTCCCTGGTCCTCCAAGAGTATCATAATTTACTCCTAATCCCCAAACTACTCCTCCGTCTGCGACTTGTGTGTATTTAGTTTGAGTTGCACTCGTGCTATCAGCAATCCAAGACCTATTATTAGTCCAAGGAGAAATCATAGTGGCTCGGTTAGTCGCCCAAGGAAGCACAGCACTTACATAATCACGATTGATTACTGGGTCACAAACCATACTCTTTGGAGAGGCACGTATGACGTTATTTAGTTCATAGTGTTTTGGGTAAAGTGAGCCCCCCTTCGTCCAAAAAACCTTACGGACGGAGGCGATAGTGCCGTCCTTATTCGTAGGTAATAGAGAGGCGTAACCATTTTCATTTAAATTGTTTAGGAATGTTGAGGGGATAAATGTAGCAAACGCACTCCTAACCTTTGATAAACCCAGGTTAAATACAACAGAAGCACTTGACGAATTAATAGTATCGTAGTAAGAGGAGATAGAATTGTAAGTAAATACACCCTCGCTCTGTTTCATTAACTGCTGTATCTCCATTTCACTATAATCTTTAACCTCACAAACTAATTTTAAATCCTCAAACTCGTAGTAACAATCACTATCAGCAATAGTGCCGTCAGTAGCATATAAAACCTGACTGTCGGGGGCAAGGGCGAGCCTTACCTCCAATCCTGCAAGCATAGACGCTGAAAGAGGAATATGTTGCGAGGAAGAAAATAGACCGCAGGGGAGAGCAACACAGAAATCATTACCAGTATTGTCGTCATTCTTACGGACTACATTAGCAATTTTATTTAATCTCCAATTAGGAAGCGTGAGGGCAACCTCGTCAAGGTGACCTAAATTATCCTCGGTTCTCGTGCTTAAAGGTAGGTATGATTTAAGGAAGTGAGCATAATGTCTAATGTTCTCTATGGACTGCTGGTGACGAATACTTCTCGTGGTAAGAGACTGGAAAGCACCATAAACTCCAAGGCGTGCGTCCAAATTAATATCGTCACCTAAATCTACAACCTTACCACCACCAGTAGCGTTTTTATAAACCTTTAATTTACCAACTACTCTCACAGAGCCAGGGATTAGAGTTGAGTTCATTTCGGGTATCTCAAAAATAAGGTCACTTATACCTTTACGGAAACTCATTTTACCGTCACTCGTCTTATTACTACACGCAATCTCCAAATATCTATTACCGTTACTCATTTTTATAATATTAAATTATATAAAAATAATAGTATAAAAAAATTAAAAATTATCACAGATTTATACCTGTTTGTGTATTATTTACTAATGATTAAAACAAATGGATATAATTTAATATGAGCCCTGGACTACTGATTTTTGGACTTGTTGCTGGACTTGTGAGGGAGCAGTAGTCAATACCTCTCCCGCACTTGACGGAGCCTGCATTTGTGTTTTAAGTTGATTTTTCATATCCTCTACATTTTTATCGTGTTGGACGTTTTTATCGTGGTCACCAAACATACCAATCGCACTCGTCCCTGCTCCTACAAGATTACCTAAACCAGCAACCCATTCTAAACCTGGAATAACACCTACAACGTCACTTACTCCCTGGACTATTGACCCTACATTATTTACGTCGTCCTCCCAAGAGGCGTCTTTCTTAAAAGGGTCACCGTGATTATCAACCATATTTTTAATGTCACCATATAGAGATACACCACCCATACCAGCACTTGTAATTGCTCCTCCAAACTTTGATACATTCTCACCAGCGTCAAGACCAATCCCTGTAACTTTATTTAAAGCGTGTGCGACTATACCGTGTCCCTCACCGTCAGCCTCTGCTTCTGCGTCAGTTTTTAAAGCATTTGCTCCTGCTACTCGTGGCTCTCCTGGTTTTGCTGGTGTATCATTTACAACAACTCCCATACCTGCTTTTGGTGGTTCTGTTGCTGGTGTTGGTTCAGTAGGAGTATCAGGTGCTCGTGTTGGTTCAGTCCCTACACCTGCTCCACTCGTAGGAATTGGTGGTGGAACTCCTGCTCCCTCCGTAGGGATTGCTGGTGGTCTATCAGGGTTGTCTGCTGGAAATTGTCCTTTATCAGGTAAAAATACTGTATCTGTTTTTGTCCCTCCAAATGCTCCTGATAAACCACCAGCAGGAGAGGTTTTTACTGTATTGATAAGTTTTTGTCCTGCTATGTCCTTAACTTCACCAATAGCACTCACTCCCTCAATTGTATCTTTTGCGAGACGTGACGCTATATTCTTTGCTCTGTTTAGCTCGTATTTACGATTATCAAAGGCTCCCTTCATACCTGCTCCACTCATTACATTATTTAAAACGTCAGTTGCGTATGTGAGACCGTCTGTCTGTCCCTCGCTGTCTTTCTGTCCCTTGTATTCAGTCATAATTCTATTATTAAAATCTGCTACTCCTTGATTATAATTCTGCACGAAATCATTACGAGAGTTTAACTGATTAACCGCCTCCTCTTGTCCGTATAAGTCCATTTTTATATTATGAAGTATATTTTTTTTTAAAGGTAATTTTTTTATTTTTTCTCAAATGGTTCAGGGATATCTTTTACTGATATATCCACTTGTGGTTTATCTCCAATACCTATTAACATTTCGTGCCTTCTGTAAAACCTCGCTGGATTATCTTGTGCGTCAATATATAAAAATGAGTAACGTTGGTCGTCCAAAGCATAATGATAATATTTCATAAATAACTCCTCTGAACCGCATAGCTCTCCATACTCTTCTTTTATCTTATCAAGTTCCTTGTTATTTTGTTGTTTAAATATGAGTATATCGGTTGCATTATTTCTTATGATACTCCCGACGCTACGAAAGGACTGGGTGCTTAAAAAAATTGACAACTCAAAGTGGCGAAATTTGCTCGCTAAATAGGTTATCTCGTTAGTTTTTTTAAAATCACGTGATAATATATCGTCTAATACGAGTAATACCGAGGGCATATCTTCACGCTCATATTTTTTCTGTGACGCTACAAGGTCTTTTATCATACGGTCTGTGTAATGGTCTTCACAGTCGTCAAATGCGTCTGTGAAATATTTTCCTTTTGTATCGTTACACAGAGTGTTAGAGATAATTTTATAGTAGTCAAAGAAATTCGCACCATAAAAATCTTTTTCATTTCTTAAAGCATTAACGAGGTAGTTAGTTTTCCCTGACCTCACAGACCCTATGAGGAGACACAAAAATTGAGGTTTTGGTAAAAAAGGGTGTAANTCTCTATACTTATCGCTATGTTGTGTATCATTAACTTTTAAAACTTTCGGTGCTGACTTCTCCATTTATAGTATTAAATATATTTTATTTTAGATTAAATCTTTTTTTAAAATCTCGTAATGAGCCTTTAAATGTGGGCTTATTCCACAATATGTAACGTGAAAGACTGCCTGCCGTCATATAACTTTCCCAGTTTTCTCTTTTCTTATGACGGTCTAAATATCTCTGTTTCCTCGCTTTATCTTTCCGTGAATCGTAAAATCACTCATACCACCTGACCCAAAATGTGTAGTCTTTATCTTCTTACCGTCTTTACTAAATACAGCGGTGTATTTCTTTTTAGGATTTTTTGCTGGACTTATCACCACGCTCACGCTCATTTATATTCTATTTAATATTTTTTTTAGGTTTCTTTTTTTTTAAATGTATTTTATCTATCTTATATGCTTTTGATTTTGGATTTATAGAAGCATACACACGAGCATATCCCCACTGCTCGGGTGATTTAACTTGTGGTCTCACGCTCTGTGGATTGCTCTTATAAGCTCCTTTTCCTTTCTCAAAAATGATTTTTATTCCTTTTAATTCATACCCTGTTAATTTGGATATATCTTTTAATGAGTTAGGTTGTGATAAAGGTTGTTTATATTTCTTATTAAACTGCTGTTTATATGTCTGCACCATTTATATATATATTTAGAAATTATATCTATTTGAGAAATCTTAAAACAAAAATATCATAGATTTTTGAGATTATATCCATTTGTGGATTTTTCACTATGAATTGCTACAAATGGGTATTTATTTACACTTAATAATAGAAAAAAGAGATAGTGAGAAAAATTGTTTTAAGTTTTTTATATATCCTTATAATAAATGATAGATACTTTTGTTTTAAGATTATTCATAATGATATTAAGATTTCTAAATTGTTTTTACATATTTAATNNTAATCAAAAGCAATTATCCCAATAATCATTATCCCCTAAACGTGGTTTATAATTATCTACTTGGTGTCTCTGTTGTGGTGTATTACGACTTATTGCAGTCGCCATTTTTAGTCGGTGTGCTTCTTCTTTCTCTTCTTGTTCTTTCTTTATTTTCTTTTTATATTGTCTTGCTCTTTCGTAACTCATTACTGCTTCTTGTTGTGCTTTTAATATATCCTCTTTTGTATATTGTCCTCGGGGTTGTGGTGCTGGTGTCGGGGCTGGCGTTGGTGGTGGTTTATATTCTTGGACTTCTTCTATAACCTCTTTTACTCTTGGTGGTTTTTTGTCTCCATTTACTTCTGCTCTCAATTGTTCTAATTCATTCTTTTTTTTCATTTTCTGTAATTCCTTTAATTCTTTCTTTTCACGAGCATTACGTCTCCTTGTTTCTAATGCTTTCTCCCTTGCTTGTTTTAACTTTTCTTTATGTTCTTCACTCATAGGAGGTCTTTTCTTTTTTACTTTGATTTTGTCTTGTTTAGGAGTTTCAGTCATAGTAGTATCAGGTGCGAAATCTTTAAATATATCTTCTTGTTTTATCTGTTGTTTAGGTGACGGCGGTAATTCTTCCTCAACTTCTTCTGTATCAGGGGTTACTTCATTCATATTGATAGTAGGCATTAAATCCATTATATTCTTTTATATATTTACTCTTATTTTGTTTTGATTTGTATAATTTTTAAAAAAAAGGATTTCCATTTTTTTCAGGGTGAAATCGTGGGCTCCTTTGAGGTATTGGTTTTTAGTGTTGGGTCTCTCTCACATTGCAAGCAACAACATTTTATATTTTTACATTTAGATTTTTGTATTGTGAGTAGGAGACTGGTGACTATACCACCTACAACTCCTAAAAATACACCCAGTTCTGCGAGGGTAAATGTTTCCATTTGTATTTTATCAATTATCAATATAATTATTTTATATGAATAATTTTTTTTATTAAAAATAAGTGTAGAAAAAGGATATTTATTTATGGAGAGGATTACGTCTCACCTGCTCTCGAGCTCGGGACTATTTTATCGTGGTGTTTTTTAATTATGAGGTATATACTCATTATTTAATATTTAATACATTTTTTTAGAATTAAGTTCGGGATTGTATCGTGCTACTCGGTCTAAAATGAAGACCAATCACAGTAGTCCCATTTAAAACTCTTGCAAGTCTCTCTCTACTATCTACGATAGAAATATCAAACTCATTTATATATAACTCCTCTGTATTGGCGAGGTTGAGATATACTCTTTCCCCAGGCTCGTAATATAAACCTGAACCAACCTCTCTACCACTCATATCAAACCGTGGTAAAGTATAAATTATTTTACTTGGTCTCCCTATACCAGCATTAAAAGACCTCTGTGAGAAATTATTTAATCTTACAAATAAATTGGTTTGTGAGTCCAACTGTGGTTTTACGTCACTACCATAAGTGAAAACATTACCAACAATAGAAGGCACAGGAGAAGATACAGTCAATAAATCCTGTGAAAATCCTAACAACTCACGAGCATTAGCTCCTACCGTAGGTTTGTATGGTGTGAGTTCTCCAAGCATTACATTATATGAAAAGGTAGAAAGTTTATTTTTAGCGTGAGTATGAGCCTCTGTATAAAACTTATCTCTTGGGACTATCTCACCACCTCCCATAATAAACATATATCTACTCTCTAACTGTTCTATTGTTTCCTCATTACCTAACTCTCTCATACGTTGGACGTAATCACTTGACGCACTATTTATCTTAACACCGTCTGTGATATTTCTACCACCATATTTACTACACTCAAAGTAAAACTTACCACCTGCTCCATTATCCGCCTGTGCGTTAAGATACATAAGAGGATACATATTGTAAGTTGCAGTAGAGATAGGTTTAGGGACGTGCTGTCTGTAACTCTTTTGGTTATTCACGTCACTACTATCATTTAATGTCGCCCATTCAGTCCCTGTCGTCTGTGCTGTGCTACATAAAAGTAACCACGTCCCAAGTGAGCCACCATTATTGCTGTCCCCAGCTCCTGCGGTGCTTGTATCCTTTGTCCCCGTATGATACCAAAAATTAACTCTCTCACCTTCTATCTGTATTTTAAATTGATTTATTTTAGAAGTATTAGTCGTGAAATTATATCTCTCTGTCTGAAACGGAGCCTCTGGTTTTTTACCACCAGTTGTAGCCCAACCCCAATACTCAATCTCTCTCATTTCATATATTGGTTCTTGTTCTGGTCCTTCGGCATTAGGACTAAAAGCACTCTGTCCAACCCACAATCTATGTCCTGCGTCAGTTTTTCCCTTCTCTATACGTATGACGTAATCCATAAATTGTAAATTACCAATACCGTCGGCAGTAGGCAAACTGTCACCAGTATCGTCAAAATAACTTGGGTCACCAAGAGTTATCCCTTTATTTGTTCTTGATAATCCCATAGCAACGTCGGTCTCAATCTCATTAGAAGACCCACCATACTTAAATAAACCGTCTAAATCAAACCTTACCTCACCGCTATAATGAGAGATAGGCACGTCTTCTGCTATCATAAGTGCTTCTAATGACTGTATGCCTCTATCACCATTTCTACTCGTTGCTCTTATGTTATTACCTGATACGCTCATAACAAGTGAGCCGTCACTACTATCGTCACTATCAGTATATCTTTTTTTCCATTTATCTACACCTGGTATGTAGCTCGTTCCACCCATATCACCTCTACCCTCATACGATAAATTAAAACCGTCATAATCATTATTACTATCCAGTTTTATAGTGCATTCCTGTTCTCCAAAGAAATCAGGGTGAGGTATTCCACGGTTCATAGCAACTCCTACTCTCTCTGCGAAAGCAGTATGGGATACGTCCTCCGCAAAATTACTCGCAGGGTCAATAGGACACATTATAGGGATTTGTGTAGTATCAGTCATAGTTCTATCATTTGTTTTATCTTGTAAATCGTCTCCGTATGTTTGATAAAATACCTGGTTGCCGTTAAGAGTAATACTATCTGTATTTTTATTTACCTTGATACTCTGTAACGCAACCTCACTATTAGGAGGGATACGTAACGTCTCTTTTAATGCGTTATGAAAAGAGTAAGGTTTCTCCCATTCACTCGCTGTATTCTCCTCACTAACTTCTAACTGATTACTCAAAATTACTAAACTCATTATTTTTATAATTTATAGAATATATTTTTTTTATAAGTTAAATTATAAAAAATATGAGTTTGGTAGAAGAAAGTGAAACGACAGCAGGTGGCGAATCAACTATACTATCAAAAGACCCAATACAGGATAGTATCATACAGAAGAAGGTGCAGACGGCAAAGCCCAAGTTTAGAAACGAGAAAGGTAAGAGGTGGCAGAGCATTTTTGATTTTGATAAGACTGGTATGAGCGACGCACAGGTTGTAGCAGAGCAGGATAAGAGACGTAAAAAAGTGCGTGCTTCCAGAGGCAAACTGGGTAAGGTGACAAAAAAGGATATGGGTAAATATTAAAACAAAAATCTCATTATACCCATTTGTGATTTATAATAGTGAAAAATACCCAAATAGATATAATCACAAGATAATATATAAAATTGTTTTAAGTTTTTATAAAATTAGATTAATTTTATGAGTATATACCTCATAATTTATTTTTTACACGATAAAATAGTTCCGAGCTCGAGAGCAGGTGAGACGTAAGTATCTTGTAAAAAAATAGTGTAAAAATTAGATTAAAAAATGATTAAAAAATTAAGGATTATAATTTCTTTGAGTGTAGGTTTTTTTAAACTTAACCTTTTTCTTTTTAGGTCTTACTGCACGACAATAACAACAATAACAAATATATTTAACATAACAACAAATACATATCATAACCTTTAATACTGTATTTTAGAATATAATTTTGATTTTTGTATTACGCCACAATCCATAAACGCTTTATTACTTTCCGTATATATCTCCTGACTTTGGACTATCTTATCCATATTTAGATTATACGTTGTAACCGATTTAACACCTTCGTCTGTGGTTTTAGTGGATTTTTTGCCCTTGATAATATCAGCACCAAAGATATTTTTATACATTTTAACTATGAGCTGTTGGGCTCCCTTCTCCTCCTCAAAGGATATTTTTTTCTTTTTATTTCTATCTGTGAATACTACACGGTATTCGTCTAATAATTTATCACTTTTATCCTGGTTCATAGCACTACAATCAGGAGTAAGGGAGTAACCTTCTATACCAAGGGTTTTTAAAACCTTTTTGAGATATAATATCTTAAAATCACTACTGGCTCCCTTCTTGCAGTTGTAGTCTTTTTTCTCTTCTAATTTTTTAAGTGTATCACTCTCCTCCTTAAAGAAAAACTTAACTATCCTGAAATGGTTAGTGATTTGGTGATTATCAATTAGTATTTTTTCATAATCTCCTACCTTATCAGGTTGTATGTTAAGGAGTTTTATATTGTTCTGTATGTATTTAGGATATACAGAATTGTCTATGAGTTCGTCTTTGTTTTTTGCGAGCCACAGGTCACCTTTTTCACCTGACCCATAGAGAGATAATAATTCCGCAACTTCTTCTATTTCTTGGTTGTAGTTAGATAGTTGTTCTTTCTGTGAGTTATGGAGAGTATTGTTTTTACGTTTCTCCTCAATTTCCTCACACTCCATATAGTCTTCCAGGGATTTATCTAATGATTGCTTTTCTTCCTGTAACCAGCCTCTTATCTCCATAAACTTACCGTCTCTCCATTCCTTTATCTTGGGTTCTTCGTCTTTAAACATTTCCTTTAATGCGTCCTGCTTGTATTTCTTTACTTCTTTGGATTTTTGTTGTAATGTGTTGCTCGTGGTTTCTCTGTGTATATCAACATTAAATCCCTGACCTCGTAAGAGGTTTAAGAAGTGACCGAACTTGTTAGTATTAAAACAATCCATAATATACATATGGTGAGCCAGTAGCTCCTTGTATTTTTTGGTTTCCTCTTCACCACATAATAACTCGGCACTTGCAAGAGCAGTAGCGTCTGCGTTATTCTCTACATTATTTAACATATCCAATACCTCCTCTTTATTTTCATATTTGTATAAACCGTGTGATTTTCTACCAAAGTAATACACTAACTCTGTAATATTGCGACACCTATTCGCCTGCTGTATCATAGCAAGTGGAGAGATAGTGTGCTCCTTCATAACACAATATACAGGTCTCTCCATAACACTATCTAAACCATAAACAATCTTTGGAGAGAAAATAACCCATTTCCAAGCGTCAAGGTCAATATCCTCCATAGTCTCGCTTGTAAATATACCAATATCAGGATTTCTCCCCAGCTCGTGGTGTAAAACGTCACATACATTTTTACTATCACAACATATCATAAAAGGTAAATCTTCTTGTATCATTTGGTTTAATCCCAAGATTAAATCTTCGTCACAATAAACCTCTCTGGTTTTAATACCACCATTTTTACCGTTATGCTTGTAATCGTTCTCTACGTATATCTGTGGTGCTCCTATACCCAATTGTTTTAAAAATAAAAGTGAAGTATCGCTAATGTGTGCGTCGGTCATTATAACCTGTTCCGCTCCAATTATAATCCTCTCCAACATACGCTTTACTGTAATACGTTTATCGTCAAGGTTAGGGCAATCAATAAAATACTCAATTAAGGAGTTAAACTCGTCAAGGTAAATGGTATATGCATTCCAACTATCCTCACACCAAGAGGCTAATTTGTTGAGACTATCAACTTGGATTACAATATTTTCACCCTCCATACGCCATAAGTCCTGGACTTCGTCTCTAAACCAGTTACACTCTATATCCGCTTTTTTAAATACTGCGGTCTGTTCCTTACCCAAGGATAATCGTGAAACAATAGAAACGAAACATTTATCAGGGTGTAATTTAAAATAATTTTTAACTGCTGTGGTCTTACCTGTGCCTGTATCACTTCTAACAATTACCAATTTATACTGTAAGTCACCATATTCGTCTCCCTGAAATCGTTGGATAAAAGAGCCTGGTGTATCACCGTCTAAATACCTCTGCCCTGAAATAATTGTATCGGGCTTGGTGGTGTGATTATTAGTAGGTTTATACATATAGTAACCCAAAAAATCTTTTATCGCCTTCGTCATAGTATCATTATATAAAATACAATCCTTAACCATTTCATACAATCCTGGTTTAACTTTCTTTAACCAATTATCGTGACTGTATGAAGTATCTACGTCTTTAAAGTCCATAATGGATTTATAATATTCACTCCTTGCCTTGGTGTATTCCTCCTGTGTATTGTATTTTTCATTCGCTTTAATGATTGCAGGGTCAATTGTTTCCTCCATAAAATCGCTTTCACGTAAGATAAAAGGTAATGTATTAACGTTTTTATATTCACAACTATCCCACATATCCTCGCTGTGAATACCCCAGGAGCTACTGGATTTAAGGTGTTTTTTATCTAATTTAGTATTACATATTTCGTCAAAATATTCTCTCTTGTTAAGGGTCTTTAAACAAGTTGCTATAATTAAGAAGTCGTCGTAATCCTCGTAGAAACATTTATCTAATGTATCAAAAATCTTGCGGAGGATTGTATCACTAAAAGTGTATGTATAAGCAGATAAATCTACCTCGTTCTGGTATGATAATTGACTTTTGCATACTGGATTTAATATCTCACCATTTTTATCTTTAATAACTTTATCTGTTACTTTACGTGAATGTCTGTATAGATTAGACAATATCCAATCTTTTAATTCAGTAGGCACGGTAATCATAGGAGTATCTCTAATTACTTTATATTCTTTGATTTGTTGAGGAGACCAAATACACGAGCCAGGGGCAACAGCGTATGAGCCATTAGACCTTATATCTATTTCGTGTAATTTACAGGTTGTAGTCTTAATATCATTATCATAATTAAAATATAGGTGTTCTCCACCACTACCAGTTTTGATAGTTAGTGTGTTAAAATACTCTACATAATCCTCACCAAAACGCTTAATAAACTCACTATCACCTTTGAGTTTGTATAAATCCATATCTAACACAAAACATTTATTTACAAGACCACAGGGTATTCCAAAGTTAATACCAGTCTTGTTGATATTCTTTTCACGGATAAACTCAAAGGAGCGGAGTTTCCATTTGTATCTATTTACTATATTCCATTCTCCGTCTTTTGCAGGGAGCTTGGAGTTGTGACCAAGTAAAAAGGATTTCCACATTCTATGTTTAGAAGTAGATAATTTGTTGGATTCATTAAAATCAGAAAGTTTGGGGGCGGAGGTATTCGGAGCGGACATTTGTTTTATATACTTAAATATTTATTTTTTTGAGAATTAAAACGCACCAAATATATTAAACCCTCTTGGTAAAAGGATAATTATTTAATCTAAAATTATGATTTACGTTTTACTTATGGCGATAATTTAATTTTTCCGCAGTTTTTAAATCAGTAAATCTTAAAACAAAAATCTCATTATATCCATTTGAGTATTATTTACTATTAAAAATCACAAATGGGTATAATCTTTAAAATCAAGATATAATATAAAAAAATGTTTTAAGTTTTCTTGCAACAAATGGATATAATCAAAAATTGGCTGTTTTTGGGTATTTTTCCTCATATACCCCTCATAATTAAAAAACACCACGATAAAATAGTTCCGAGCTCGAGAGCAGGTGAGACCGTAACCTCTCCACTATTTCTTTTTTATATTCTCCATTATTTCCTCAATAACATTAGTATCTAATTTTTTTTGTTTTTGTATCTTATAAATTACACAGCAATTGTCTCCAACTTGTGCGAGTTTTCCGTCGGGTTCGTGTATTGAGGTTGTGATATTATTAATATTTATTGGTTTTGTTACTGTAAATACCATATCACTACCAGAGGAGAAATAAAAATCTCCGTCCCCAGTAGTTTCCTTATTGACTACGGCGATTACAGGGAGAGATATACCACCACCTCTACCTCTACTATATGTATCATTACCACCAAAATATTTATTATCAATTATTATATCACTACGTATTGTGTAGTAAGACTGTAACATTTTTTTTGGTAGATCCTCTGCTACTGCTTCTATACTCTGTGTGGTTTCTACAATATTTGGTGTAAATTGTTGGGCTCCTGCTGGGATTTGGTATCCCCAAGTCCCAACCCCATATCCTGCATTAGCAGGCAACCATTTACTCGTAGGTATTTGTGAGGTAAATTGTGTAGCGTTGTATCTATTCATTACGTAATTAATAACCTCTGTTGCGACTACGTCACTATTTGTAGTAACCCACCTATCTTGATTATAAATATTTTTAAATGTGAGACGTGATTGGAGATTGTTTGTTGTATCTACGATAACAGGATTATATTGCTCATATGAAAATCCTAAAATACCTAATAAACTCTCTCCCCATAAATCCTCTGTATAAGCGTCACCTAAATTAAAAAATACACCACCCATACTATCGGTTAGTGTGAATTCGGTAAGACGTGGATTTAAAAATGATTGTGATTCTGTATTGGGGAGCCATTCACTTTTAGTTGCGTCACTTCCTCTTGGATTAGCAGTCCAAAAATAAGGTGTTAAAAACTCGCTGTCTTTTGGAGGGTGTCCGCTGGGGTCTGCTTTTGACCCAAACTCCCATAAACCTAATATATCATAAGGTGTATAGTCAGGAGCCCACGTCCATTTATTTAATACCTTATTAATTTTATATACCTCTGTCTGTGCAGTTGTAGATATTGGATTTGTTGTGGTGCTTCCTGCGTTATATAGTTGTCCCTTTCTCTCGGGTTCGTGGAGATAAGACCAACTAAAATGACCGTTGGTTAAGAAGGATAAAGCACTATTAGAAGCACCTACATACATTTTACTTAACATAGCACTTGTGGAGAGAAAACAAGGCTGTCCTCTAAAATGAGTAGTCTTCACAGGAGAACCTGCTTGATATTGTCTCGTCCCACTATTAGTGACGTGACTACTCGCAATACCATTTACTCCTGCGAGTTCTCCGTCATAGTCATACTGTAAGTAACCATTCCACAACATAATAAATTGGGAGCTATATGCGGTGAAGTGACAGTCCCAACCCAATATCTGTGTCCCAGCATTCCAAGGGTCACTCCCTGAAATCCAAGACAAACTACCTCCTGATAATTCAGGGTGTATCACTATATATCTTTTACCGTCTGTTTGTTTATCNGAGNAAGTTGCGAATCCATAACATAAAAAGTCGGTAGATTGTCCTGTATCAAATTGATTTATCTTACTCCTATCACAGTAAAAAAAGAAAGGCAACGAATATAAATCCACAGGGGTTTCATTATCTATATTTTGATTATTATATCCGTCGTCACCTAATACGTCTTGGTAGTAATCAGCACCACCTATTGTTAATTTTTTGGTGATAGTCTGTTGGTTAGTATGTAAAAACGCAAGATTATCTGTATCCCTGGTTAATGTATTACCATTTCCGTCACCATACGTCTTATAATCGTCAGGCATTCCTGTAAATAATTCAGGATACTTTCCCTGTGCTATGAATAGGTTTCTCAATAATTCCAAATTAGCCGTAGTATATTCCCAAGAGGTTATGATAGGTTCAGTTAAAGCGTTTCCTGTATTTAGAGAGTTCTGTACTGTAGAATATTGACCCAAATATCTTGTATCAATTTCACTACCTGCACTCACATACGTCTCTACCTGCTCGGCACAGGCTCTCCCTTGGATAGTTAGTTCAGGTCTCTTACAACCTATATACTGATATGATTGCTCATATAATATTGCGTCTTTTACTTTCTGCGTCACAGTAGTATCACTTGCGTCTAAAAACGCCTCGTATTGTGCTATACCAAATGTATTTATACAAGCACAATTTATCGCTTTATAGGTTAATGTATCGGTTGTCTCTGTAATAACTCTTTTAATATTTGGATTTGAGCCTGGGTCACCTACATAATGTTTTACTGGTTCTTGATTACTCTGCAACTGTTCTGTAATTTTTGAGGCGATATTCTGTGGTGAATTAAAACCTTTATCTACTTTTATCGTGTTAAGAGTAGTAAAAATATCATATCTTCTCATAGCAGGAGAGTTTCTTGACTTTGCCTGATAAATATTAAGATATTTATTACTATCATACTCAATATCTACAATAGTCATATCTCT